GTTTACATATGATTGCAGACGAACCGAAACGCTTACGGTTAACAGGGCTTAACTCATAAAGTCGAAAGAGCGCAAAATAAACGAGTGACAGCCTGGAAAGACAGGCACTTTTAACCATATCGTTGACTTCAACAAAATGATAAAATGAAAATAGAACTATTAGAAATATTTGGCAATGATGAAATGGTAGTTAATGCCGCCAGAGTAAGCTATGGCAAGGACGCAACCAATTACACCAGTGGTGAAAACAAAAGCCTAATAAATTACCTTGCCTCACATGGTCACACTTCGCCTTTTCGCCATCCACAATTACAGTACCGGATAACTTGCCCTATCTACGTTGAGCGGCAGTTGTTCAAGCACCAGGTAGGCTTATCTGCCAATAGTATATCTGGCAGATATGTAGATTTTAAAGATAACTATTACAGGATAGAAGATTTTAGATTACAAAGTAAAAGCAGTAAGCAAGGCAGCGGACAAGATTTAGAGATGTATGACAATGATGCAGCGTTAATAATACAAGATGGTGTTATTAACTATTGCGCTACTGCTTACCATGAGTTGTTGCAGTTGGGAGTGGCAAAAGAACAAGCGCGTACTGTTTTACCTTTAAACGTTGAAACAACTTTTATTTGGACAGGATCTTTATTAGCTTACATAAACTTTTGGAAATTAAGGATTACAAAAGACACACAAGCAGAAACAAGATATATAGCAATGGAGATGCTCCACGAGTTAAAACTTACAAATAAATTTACATTATCTTTAGAAGCTTTTCACTTATGATTTTAACAGACAAGACCATTATTGACGAAATAGCATTAAAAAACATCGTCATTGAGCCATTGATAGAGGCAAACATTGGTACAAATAGTGTTGACTTAACATTGTCCAACACACTATTAATGTACACAGACCGTATTCTTGATACCAGGAAGAAGAATGGCTACGCTCCTATGATTATTCCGGAAGAAGGAATGATTTTGCAGCCTAACATTCTATACCTTGCCTCAACCGTAGAATATACTGAGACCTTGCGTCATGTTCCAATTTTGCAAGGAAAATCAAGTCTTGGTAGATTAGGATTATTCGTCCACATAACCGCAGGGTTTGGAGATGTAAATTTTAGAGGCCATTGGACGCTTGAACTTTGTTGTGTGCAGCCAATAAAGATATATCCTGGAATGAAGATTGCCCAAATCTGCTATCATGATATCAGCGAAATGCCTTACACGGACTATGCAAATAAGGCAGATGCAAAGTACAAAGACCAGGGTAAAGATCCGGTAGCAAGTAAAAACTATTTAAACAGATAATCATGATGACCGAAAGAGAAAAAGAATTGTTAATTAAAATGGTTTTAAAGACCATAGTAACATTTGGCGGAGTTCTAACTTGCCTTTGGATTATTTATTACTTATACGATTTGCTATGGAAAAAGTAGAACAAAAGTATATTATGTGCTATGAAGATGGAAGAAAAGTCATAGTATCTGCTCAAAGTCTTGAAGATGCTATAGAACGATTTAAGGAACTTAGAATAGACACAGAAAGCAAAGAGATAAGAGTATTGTCAGCATACGAAATGTACAATCAGCACAAGAAAATGTAATTGGTTAATGTGTTAATTTTAAGTTTGCCATATAGTGCGGAGAATTGCCTTCGCACTTTTTTTTTATTTTTTTTTATATTTTATGTATAATAATATTATTTATATTATATTTGTATTTATAATTACTAAAACAAAGATTATGAAAGAACCAATTATTGAAACTTATGTAGCGCAAAATAAAACCCTTCCATATCAAATTGCTATGGGAATTTGCGCTGCCTTTATTGTTGGGTTGATTTATTCCCCAATAAACACAAATTACAACTATACATCTTTTGTTCCTATTATTGAACGCGATACCGTTTACGTTCACAAAATTACCTCACTTACCATCCAGGGCAATGAGGAAAAGAAGGAAATAGATGAAAGTGCATACGGATCACGCTCCTATGGTTATGAGGTGCGCAAGTTATCCGGATTACAATTAAGACAAACGCTTGAAGGTCGCGGCTTTAGAAACCTTGAAAAGGTTGACAGAGCGAAATTAAGACGTATTTACCTTGCGTATTGCTATGAAAGTATGCTAATGAATGTTCACCTTTTAACTGATTTCCCAGTAAGCATGATTTATTCTTTTTTTATTATTGAAGCTACAAGTCAAGGTATTGAAACAGACCTTTGGAGAAAACACGCAAACGCTGGTGGTGTAAAGGCTTTAAAGGGTCAACAATCAGTAACATATAAAACACGAGAGGTAATAAGAGGTAGAGACAAGTATATAAGGGCAAAGTTTATGAAAGCAGAAACAACGGAAGAAGGTATGAACCTTTGGGCTGGTGTTCTTAATTCCGGAAGATATGCAGCCTGTAAAAAGGCAAATTACAAAATGAAAGGAATTAAACTTTATGAATCAATTTGCAAATGTGTTTACAAGTCTGGTTATCACACCGATAGAGATTATAAGTTTAGAGCGACATTAATGGCCGAGTACTGGCAAATTAAAAAGGATAACTTTCCTTTAAAACAAAATTACAATGAATTTTAAATTTGAACCAATGGAAAAAAACTTTACAAACACCCAATTTAAATGGACATTTGAAAGCATATCGGACAATATTCCGACTATCATGCTTCTTACAATTGTCTTAACCTACGGCATCAATGCCTATCTTACGGCTATATTTTTACCAATGGAATTTTGGTTAGCTATCATTGCTGCTTCAATTCTTCAATTAGGGAGATTCGCAGTCGTTTTCATGGACTTTCTTAATCCAACTAAAGGTAGAAGCACTTATCCACCTAAGATAGCGTTAGGAGCAACTATAGTGGCTTTAGTAGAAATATTTTTTGGTTTACAAGAACAATACCAAGGCGGTGAGTTTATAACCATGTTTCTTTTTGTTGGTACAATTGTAGTTTTTGGTTATCTTTTGGAAATAAACTTTGTAGATAAAGGTGTTGAAGCTTACGGAATAAACAACCAAAAAAAAACAAGAAGAAGAACACCCAGGAAACCAAAGGAGAACAAACAAACAATAGAATTAAACAAAGCAATATCATGAAGGTAATTGGTGTAGATCCTGCAATAAGGGAAAATGGTCAAGCGATTTGTATATTAGATACAATGACAAAAAAATTAGAGTTTATGAAATTTAAACAGTTTGTTGACTTTTTAAACTACATAATGAACATTGATACAAATCAAGACTACTACTTTATTATTGAGGACTCATCTATGCAAAACATTACTTTTATAAAAGGCTATAATCACAATGTTCAGAGTTCAATTTCAAGAAGAGTTGGCATGAACCAAGCAGCATCAACCATTACAAAACAATGGATTGAGGTAAATAACTACAAACATATTTGCGTTAGTCCTTTGCAAAAAGGTGCAAAATGGAATAAGCAATATATGTTAGCAGTTCTTAAAGGAGAAAATTATATTACGGACATTCCTGCAATAAAAATAACCCAGGATATGATTGACGCATTTACCCTTGTTTTTAAATTTAAACCAAAATCAATATGAAGACTAAAAAAACAGATTATTTAAAGTTGGCTATTATGACAGATAAGCCTGTTAATTTTAATCTACAAGTTCCATCTTTTAATGCTCTTGTAACATTTTACAGTAAGCCGATGGGTTCAAATTTAGGTGAACCATATAAAAATATGGAATCTAAAAGAATTGCATCTATATTGGCAAAAGCAATAATTAGCAAAAAACTTGAACCAAGCATGGAAGGTAAAGCAATAGATATGATTAAAAGGATAGGATACTAAAATACTTTTTAATTGCATTAAAGTGAGCATTGGCAATTTTATGTTGACTTTCCTTATTAAACATTTTCATTGCATCGTTCCTGTCCGTAAAGAAACCATTCTCGGTTAATACGGCAGGAACTTTTACATTACAAACCATGTGGAATTTAGCTTCTTTGTCAACATCACCATCAGTAATGTCTGGTCGCATTCTAAATAAATTAGTATTTTTTACCTCATCATACATTAATGTGGCTAAAGTATCTGCTTGTGTTTGACCTGGACTTGTAAAGACTTCCCAACCATTTGCACCTTTAGGTCCTGCATTGCCATGAACCGAAACAAGTATTGCAGCATCATAATCCTTAAACGAATTAGCTTTGCTTGATCGCAGTTTTAAAGGTGTATCATCTATTTCGTGATAAAGTTTTAATGTATTAAAACCTTCTGCCTTTAACATTGCATCTAATAAATCTACAATATCTCTATTAAATACACCCTCAAAAAACCACCCATAACCATGGAATAGTTGGTGAGATGTATGCTGAAAGCATTTACTTGGGTAGGTTGTATAGCGATGTGGTATGTCAAATTTCTTACCCAATCCACCATGACCGGCATCTAAAAAAATAGTAAATCTGTTCTTTTCCATGTTTTATATTTTTAAGGGCGATGTAAATCAATACACCGCCCTGTAAACGCATAAGGTAGCGAATCGTCTGCGCCTATAATTTAAATCCTATTAATGCAAATGCTGCACTAATCAAACCTAACTTTGCAGGTAATTTTACCTCAATTTCCTTCCCAGCACATTCGCGGCTTGTCTCCTTGATTTTATCCCAAATGATTTGAGCAAGTTGGATATATTCTCTCCAAGTAAACCTAACTTTGTTGCCTTCCAAATGAACATTGATTTCACTTGCAAGTTCCGCAAAGTTCATTGAGTAACAAGCCACATCGCCCATTGGTGACTTTATTCCATCTGCATTTTTAAGGGCATCTTTTAAATTAGTCTGCATATAATTTGTTTTAACGTTTAAAAAATCTAAGAATAATTGTACCGATATTTGTGCCAGTAATGGATTTAATATTTTCCGAAATACTAAACAATTCCGTAGCTGCAATAATGAAGCTGACAGAATAGGTGATTTGCGATGGCAGTTGAAAAGTTATACTTGCCCCGTGAAAAATCATTATACCGCAGAAATAGGTTACCACCTTTTGCGATGTGCGATAAAGCCCTTTGCTCGTTATCGGCTCTCCCCTTTTCCTTGCCGCCATGATTCCCGTGACCGTGTCTGCAAAAACTACAAAGATTGTAAAAATCAAAAAATGTTTGATGGGTAGGAAAAACGAGAATAGCACTCCGCAACAAATGGAATAGGCAATGCCATCATAGCCAAGTTTAAAAATGTTGTAGATAACTGCTTTCATTATTCAAGTTTTATTAACCTCACATCTCCATCAACCGTTGCAAATTTGCCATCAGCATATTTGTACAAGTCGTATTTAACACCGTTAAAGGTAAAGGATATTTGATTTGTAAATGTAGATAAAAGTAGATTGGTTGAAATGGAATACACCTTGCCATTGTCAGGGTTAAATATTAAACGCTTATTGCTGTTTAGCTGAATGACTCCATCAATAATTTCACCGTTAAAATTTAATTTCCAGTCTCCAAGAAACTTTGCCGTGTCTCGTTGTGCCGTAGTAAAATACACAGGCTTACCGCTTATTTGAATGTGCAAATCATTGTAATAATTAATCCTTTGTACTGATTTAGCCTTTGTAATAATAGGCTTGGCATGAATAGCAATCGTGTTACTTTGCCTTTCAGCATCTGTGACAAGGCTTTGAATGGCAGTTGCAGAATCGCCCAATATTTGCTTTGAGCCTGTGACTGTTGAATCAGACAAAGTCGTTTGCTGAATGATGTAATAAATGTTGCCTTGCTTTTGGATATACACC